TCGCAAAGGATTTCGCCAACGCGCTTGCACGCACGCCGTCGAGATAGCGGTCGATCACAACAAGAAACGCGGCGTCTCTGTCGGCTGCGGTCATGCTGTCATCCTCGACGATCGCCTTCAGCATTGCTTTGAGAAACGCATCGTCGCTCGCACGCTTCGTCAACGATTCTTCCATGACCACGAGCGGAGTGAACGAATAAGACGTTGTGAAGCCCCATCCCAACCCACTCGGAATGATGCCGTCGACTCCGACGAAACGCTCCCAGCCTTCTGGCTCGCCCTTGAGATAATGGGGCGGGGGCCGTCGCGAATTCGGGTCGGGGTGCGCGGGCGGCGGCGGCGTGGCCGGGCTTGTTCCGGCCATCGGTGCGGGCGACCGCCGGTTCGGCTCGGGACGAACGGGCGCGGACGGCGCCATCGGCAAACCGTCGCGCAGCCGCTGCAGCTCAGCGCGTCCCGCTGCGATTGCTTCGGTCACGGTGCGCCTAACCCCCCCTCTCGGGTCGCCCGCTCCAGCTCGTCGCCGCGGTTCCACCCGGCGGCACATCGCGCGGGCGGCCGGGGATCGCCGGCGGCACGGCGAAGCTCGGCTCCGCCTTCGTCTTCGGCAGCCGGCCGAACGCTCCCGACGAGGCGTCGACCTGGTCCTTCAAGGTGCCGGCCGGAAACATGCAAAGCTCGTCGATATAGTCGGAGTTCCAGGCTCCTTCTACCAGATAGACGTTGCCGGCTTCGCACTGCGATGAGAACGGTTCGGCCCTGGTGTATTTGTCGCCGGTCTCGGGCCTAGCATGGGCGACGAAGCCGGCGAGCATCGCGATCAGGTCCTGCTTCTGCGTCTTGCCGGCCTGGCCAGGGTCCTGCGGCAAGCTGACCTCGCAAGCGCGCCCGTCCATCTCGGCCGTGGACCGGATGAGCGAGCGGACCTCGTGGCCCTCCGACCGCGTCACGATCACACTCGACACGATGTAACGGCCGTCGCGGGTCTTGCCCATCTTCACGCCCGCGGTGCGCGCTGACCTCTGCTGCGTGCTGGACGCAAGGTCCCAATGGCGCACCCATTTCGCTGTCGCGTTCGGGTTCACCCCCACCATTTCGGCATCCGGCGGGGCGTGCGGCAAGAACTTGAACCAGTGCCGCTTGAACAGCCCGCCCTCGCGCGGCGATGGCCGCTGCTGGAGTTGGCCGGCGACGCCGAACGCGCCGAGCGGGATCTTGTCGCGCTCGACGACCCAGCGTGGAAAGCGTTCCGGCCATAAGAGCTGGCCGTCATACGTGCGCGGATCGCGCATCGGCTCGCCGGCGCGTCCGAACAGGCAATCCGTTTTATTGATCAGCGGCGAGATGCAGCAGCGGTCCGGCTCGAACTCCATCGGCAGCATCACATGGACGTAGCCGAAGCCCTCGTCGACGGCGATGCCCGACAAGTCGCCCTGGTGCAGGCGCTGCATGATCAGGACAATCGCCGACGTCGCCGGGTCGGCCATGCGCTGCGAGGCGGATTCGCGGAAATTCCGCACCGTGCGTTCGCGCGTCGCGTCGGACTCCGAGCCATCGATGGAATGCGGATCGTCGATCAGCAGCCGGTGGCCGCGGCCGCCGGTGAGCGAGCCGATCGGGATGGATTCACGCCAGCCGCCCTTGTCGTTCTCAAACGACATTTCGGCGGCCCGGATCAGCTCCATCGGCCACAGCGTGCGGTATTTCTCGCTCTCGACGACGGCGCGCATCCGGCGCGAGTCGCGGGCGCACAGGTCATCGCGGTGCGAGGTCGCCACATATTGCAACCATCCGAGCCCGCACGGTCCCCATTCCCAGGCCGGCCAGAACACGTTGACGAGCAGGCTCTTCATAGTGCCGGGCGGCACATTGGCGAGCAGCCGGTTGCTTAGTCCGAGCGCGAGGAACTTGCCGAACGTGATCGCCTCGAGATGGGCGCAGAGGAAATCGATATTCCAGCTATGAACGTAAGGCTGGCCGGGATGCTGGAGCGGGAAGAATTCCCGGATGAAGCCTGCCAGCGTTTTGCAGCGCTCGCGAGCTGCCTGCGGGTCGCGCTCCCTACGAGTCATTGTCCCGTCTCCATCGTCGCCAGCTTGGCGTCGAGGTCAGCCACCAACTTGTCGAGGACCACAATCTGCTGCTCACGGTTTTCAAGCGTCGCCTTGAGCATCGCAATCTTGGGGTCGGCCGCGTTGGCGGGGTCGTCCATGTGGGCAAGGTGGAGGCGAAGCAAGGTTGAGTGCTCTGCCTTTAACGTTGTGTGCTCCACCTCCAACTGTGTGAATTTGGCGCTGAGGTCGGCTTGCGGGTCGATGCGCGAATATGCTTCGGGTGAACGGGGAAGCTTGGCTATCGACGCAGCGATGGTGGCGGCGATCCGCGCCGCATCGGTTGCGCTCGCGGTATGCAATTCGATGAGCGATCGGGCAATCTCGCCGATGAGGGCAATCTCGTCCGGCGACAGCTGGCCGGCGCCGCCGGACTGCCCTGCCAGCGCGTCGAAAAGGATTTGCTGTACGGCGGCCGGCGCAGTCATTTCTGCTGCTGGCCTCCAAATCTCGCGAGATGTGAGGCGAGCATCTGTTCAGTCGTGAGCAGCGACACCTCGGCGCTGATCCTGTCGCCATAGCGCCGCGGTGACAACTTCGATGCCAACCACATTCTCGTTGTGATGCGCATCCGGTCGCGCCCAACGTCGCCGGCGAGATTCTCCGCGATTAGTAAACACGCGTCAGCAAGGGCATCGGCGGCACGCTCCCGAGCCGCGCGGATCATGATGCAAAAATGCGGGTAGCGGTCCTCCCACCTATGCACCGTTGTGCGGTCCGGCATGGCGGGCTCGCGGCAGACGAGGGTGAGCGGCACGCCGCTGCCCAACTGCTCGCACAACCGTTCAGCGAGCTTGTATGAAAACTTCGTCGGCCTTCCGCGCGGGCGCTTGTGAGTGGGAGTCGGCCGTCCGCGCGCGCGCTCGGCGACGCGAGCCTTGGTTTTCTTTGTCATCGCGGGCGCCGCCTCTTGCCGTCAAGGATTGCCGCCCGCTGCCCGGTGAAGTTCTGCCAGCGCGCGATCGCAACGTCGACGTAGACCGGGTCGATCTCGATGGCATGGCACGCGCGGCCGGTCATTTCGGCCGCGATGATGGTGGTGCCCGAACCGACGAAGGGATCGTAGACCGACTCGCCGGGCTTGGAGTTGTTCTCGATCGCGCGCTTCATGCACTCGACGGGCTTCTGGGTAGAGTGGCCGGTCTTCTCTTCGGCCGTCCCGCCAGTGCCGAACGGGTTGTTATTATTGATGGCCCAAACGGTGGTCTGCTTGCGGTCGCCGGTCCAGCGTCCGGCCTTGCCTTTGCGGACAGCGTAGAAGCACGGCTCGTGTTGCCAATGGAAGTCGCCGCGCCCCAAAACGAAATGCTGCTTAACCCACACGATCTGGGCGCGCACTTCGAATTGCGCCGACTCCAGGGCCGCCTGCGCGACGGCGCCGTGCAGGCCGCCGTGCCAAACATACGCCACCACGCCAGGGAACAATGCCCACGCTTCTCGCCAATCGCAACGATCGTCGTTGTTTACTTTGCCGGTCGCGCGGCCGGAAAAGTTGCCTCCGATCTTCCGGCCGAGATTGAGATCGTGGAGATGGCGCCACATCGGATCGTATTCCACGCCGTAGGGCGGGTCGGTGACCATGAGGTGCGGCTTCGCGCCCGCAAGCAGCCGCTCGACGTCCGCCTGCGACGTGGCGTCTCCGCACAGCAGCCGATGCCTCCCCAGGGCCCACAGGCCGCCACGTGTCGCGACGGGATTTTTGGGCGGCATGGGTAGTGCGTCGGGATCGGTGCGGCCCTGTGCGCCCACAGGCGCGAACAGCGAGGCCAATGCGTCGGGATCGAAGCCCACCAGGTCGAGGTTGAAGTTGGCTGCTTGAAGCTGGCCCAGCTCGAGCCGCAAAAGCTCGTCGGACCAGCCCGCCCGCAAGGCCGTTTGATTGTCCGCGATGACATACGCGCGCCGCTGCGCGTCGGTGAGGTGCGCAAGCTCGATGCAAGGCACTTGGGCGAGGCCGAGCTTGCGGGCGGCCAGGACGCGCCCGTGGCCCGCGATGATGCCGTTGCGGCCGTCGATGAGGACCGGGTTGGTCCAGCCGAACTCCCTAATCGATCCGGCGATGACGGCGACCTGCTCGTCGGAATGGGTGCGCGGATTATTGACGTACGGGATCAGATCGGCGACCGGCCGCAACGTGATCTGCGCTTGAAGCCTGTTCCTCGCGCCCGTGCGGGCCGGCCGGGTTTTCTTGGCATCCCGGTCCCCGCGCTTCGGATGGCATCGCAACGACGGGCGCGAAACAGGAAACGCCCCGGCGGATGCGCGGGGCGTTTGCGACTGTCTCAATCGTACAAGATTACTCATTGTCGCGCCCTCCAGATGGATGCTATCGACGCAGCGATGGTGGCGGCGATCCGCGCCGCATCGGTTGCGCTCGCGGTTTGAAGCCTGCCAGCGTCAATGTGGAGGCGAAGCAAGGTTGAGTGCTCTGCCTTTAACGTTGTGTGCTCCACCTCCAACTGTGTGAATTTGGCGCTGAG